ACCATCCCGATGGCGAAGGAGCTCTGCATGCTCCAACGCACCGCCAAGGGCAAGCAATGCCGCGAGTATTTTATCAGCTGCGAGGAAGCGTGGAACTCTCCTGACAAAATCATGGAGCGCGCGCTGCAGATCGCGCACCGGCGCGCAATTGAGGCGGAGCGTCGCATCTTCGGTTTGCTGGAGGAAAAGGAAACGCTCGAAATCGCGCTGAACGAATCGATTCAGTTTTTCACTGTTGCGAAATATAACGGCGTGTTTAAAAAGAGTTGGACTTCGGCGCAGTGCCAGCTCATTGGCAAACAGCTCTCGGCATATTGCCGCGCGCGCGCCATACAAATTCGCAAATGCGAAACCAACGATGAGCGCTTTGGAACGGTGAACAGTTATCCCATATCTGCCTGGGATGATTTCATGGAGGTGTGCGAATATGCGTAATTTGCCTGTAGCATATGGCAACAGCTGCTTTGCCAAGACGTGGCCGAACAAAACGATTACCTTTGACGAGCTCTGCGTGCGGCTGGAACAGACCATCCGCACGACGGAGTCCGTGGAGGAATACCAGAAGCTGCCGAAAGCAGAGCGCGACCGCGCCAAGGACAAGGGCGGTTTCGTAGGCGGTCAGCTCCGCGATAATCGACGCAAGCGTGAGAACGTGGCCTGCCGTTCCATGTTGACATTGGATTGCGACCATGCTGACGTCGGCTTCATCACCAGCTTCACAGCCGGTTGTAAGTTCGCCGCCTGCTTGTATACCACCCACGGGCACATACCGGAAGCACCGCGCGTCCGCGTCATAGTACCAATGACCCGCGACGTCACCCCGGATGAGTTCGTCGCTATCTCACGCTACTTCGCCGATGAATGGGGTATCGACCAGTTCGACGAGTGCTCATATCGTCCGCACCAGCTCATGTACTGGCCGACCACGCCGGCAAACGGCGAATACGTGTTTCGTCGCGTCGATGGCGCGTGGCTCGACCCGGACGCCTATCTTGCGGCGCACCCGAACTGGAAAGATTGTTCTCTGCTGCCGACCTCTTCCCGCGAGAGCGCTGTTCGAGAGGGCAGCAAAAAGCCGCAGGAAGATCCGCTCGAAAAGCGCAACGTCGTCGGCGCGTTCTGCCGGACATATGGTATCGAGGCAGCGATTGCGACATTCCTCGCTGACGTCTATGAGCCTTCGGTTATGGAAGGCCGCTACGATTACATTCCCGCCGACAGCAGCGCGGGAGTCGTGATCTATGATGACAAGTTCGTATATAGCCATCATGCGACCGACCCCGCCTGCGGGAAGCTTCTCAACGCTTTTGACCTCGTCCGCATCCACAAGTTTGGCGACGATGATGATAAAAAGTCCTTTGCCGCCATGATGGATTTTGCCGTAAAGGATGAACTTGTCAACGCAATGCTTTTGCATGAAAAGCAGGAAGCGGCTGCGGAGGAATTTGAAGACTGGACAAAGGCACTGATGCGGGATCGAGGCGGTCAGCTGCAGAATAGTCTGCACAATATTACGCTGATCATGGCCAATGATCCACAGCTCAAAGCGCTGCGCTTCAATCAGCTGGCAGACGGTATGGAAATCAAAGGCGACATTCCGTGGAAGCATCCGGCGCGGTTCTGGAGGGATGCGGACGATGCGCAGCTAATCTGCTATATCGATGCGAACTACGGCACGTTCTCTGCAAGAAACTATCAGATCGCAGTAGCCAAAGTTGTCGACGATCGTTCCTACCATCCGATACGGGAGTTTTTCGACGGTCTTCCTCCGTGGGACGGAATAGGCAGAGCCGAAACCATCCTGATCGATTATCTTGGCGCCGCAGATAATAGTTACACCCGCGCGGTTACCCGCAAGACGTTATGCGCAGCAATAGCGCGCGTGAAGCATCCCGGCATTAAGTTCGACAATATCCTCGTGCTCAACGGCGATCAAGGGATCGGCAAATCGACACTCATAGAGAAACTCGGCGGCGAGTGGTACTCGGACAGCCTGTCTCTCACCGACATGAACGACAAAACCGCTGCAGAAAAGCTGCAAGGGTATTGGATTCTTGAAATCGGCGAACTGGCCGGCATGAAAAAAGCGGACATAGACAAGGTCAAGGCGTTCATCTCCCGTCAGGACGATAAGTACCGCGCCTCTTTCGGTCGCCGGGTGACGCCGCACCCGAGACAGTGCATCTTTTTCGGCACGACGAACTCGAAAAACGGTTATCTGCGTGATATCACTGGTAACCGGAGGTTCTGGACGGTTAGGACACCCGGCACGGGCAGGTTAAAACCGTGGGAGTTGAGCAAAGATGACGTCCTGCAGATATGGGCGGAAGCACTGGCGCTCCTCGGAAAGGGCGAAAAGCTTTATCTCGATAGCAACCTGGAATCATACTCGCAAACTGAACAAGCGTTGGCGATGGAGCAGGATGATCGCGAGGGGCTTGTCAGCACATATCTGAATCTGCTTTTACCTGAAAACTGGTCCGAAATGGACGTTTATACGCGGCAGGAGTATGTCAGCGACCCCAACGGTCCGACTCAGCCGAAAGGCACGGTTGAACGTAACAGCGTCAGCAATATGGAGATCTGGTGCGAATGCTATGGAAAACGCAAGGAGGACATCAAGCCTGCTGATTCATATGCACTGGCTGCGATCATGCTTCGCATTGAGGGATGGCATAGGACAGACGATCGCGGTGTTTTACCCCTGTACGGTCAGCAACGTTTATACAAGCGGAGATGACAGCCCGTGTGGACAGCCACTTATGGACAACTCCTGAAGCTTGTCTAGTGCAAGTGGCTGTCCACAAAAAAAGCGCCGTTTTAAGCGGAAAATCAAGCGAAATTTGGACACGCCGACAGCTTTTTCTATATAGTACAAAAACATATAAAAATAATATAAAAAGGAATCCCATCACTCGTATTTACGCGCGTATAGGAAAAGTTGACACCGTTGTCCGAGTTATGACACGGAGTGAATATGAAAGAAAAGATAATCGAGCAGAAGCTGATGAAAACCGTAAAAGAAGCGGGAGGCATCGCGCCGAAGTTCTTGAGCCTTGGTTTTGACGGAATGCCGGACCGCATCGTGCTTCTACCTGGTGGTCGCATGGGCTTTGTGGAGGTCAAGGCTCCTGGTAAGGTGCCGCGCCCTTTGCAGGAAGCCAGACATCGGATGCTGCGGCGTTTAGGGTTTAAGGTTTACGTGCTTGACCGAGCCGAACAGATTATACAGATTTTGGAGGATATAGCGAATGGATAGTCAAACGATAGCAATGAAAAAGCTCATGGAGCTCGGCGTAACCGCTCAAAGCGGGAAAGCAGTCGTTTCGAGTCGCGACATCGCGCGGGTGTTTGAAAAACGTCATGGCCACGTGCTGCGCGACATCAGGGAGATAATCAACAAAGATCCTGCGTGGGGTGCGTATCATTTTGGGGAGACCCCCTATACCGAACCCCAAAACGGTCAGACATACACCGAGTTCAATATAAACCGCGACGGTTTCACGATTCTGATCATGGGTTATACCGGCGAAAAAGCGATGCGGTTTAAGAAAGCATACATTGCGGCGTTCAACGAAATGGAGCGCAGGCTCGCTCCTCAAAACTACAAGGAAGCGCTGCTTGCCCTCGTGGCAGCAGAGGAGGAGCGGGAAGCCATGGGATTTGTAGAGGTCAAGGATCCTGGCAAGGTTCCGCCCCCTTTGCAGGAAGCCAGACATCGGATGCTGCGGCGCTTAGGCTTACGGGTTTATGTGCTCGACCGGCCTGAACAGATTGCAAATATTCTTCTGGAGATTGGAGGCGAATCCCTATGAGGAGAACCTATAGATGCGACTGGTGCGGTAAAGAGTTTATACGACACGATTACTCCACGAACGGAAAAAAGCATTTGTTTTGTTCAAGGCAGTGCTGCTGGAATTATGCCAGTAAAACTAAAAATCCTGACCATTATGCAGAGCTAAAAGATCTCTCAGGGGTTAGCAAACATATGGCAAAACTCAATGCGACTATGAATGCAACGAGGATGACTCTGGAAACCAGAACAAAATTGAGAGAATTTCATCTTGGCAAAGGCGAATGCAACGGCTATTCGAAAATATTTAGCAGACTCGCCCACCGGGTTGTTGCGGAACAATTATTGGGCAGACCTCTTGAATCAGAAGAGGTAGTTCATCATCGTGACGGAAACCGTTATAACAATACTCCTGAAAACCTAGTGGTCTTTCCTACGGTCGGAAACCATACTAGATTTCACAACGAAGAGAGATGGTTCATACGCCAATTAAAGCAGATTCAGGAGGCAGAAAATGCTTGCTCGAAATGACCTCCACTATTATCAGCAGTTCAGCGTTGATTTCATCGCAAAGAACCCAATATCTGCGATTTTTCTGGATTGCGGTTTGGGGAAGACGGTGACGACGCTGACTGCCATTGATGACTTGCTGTTCGACCGCTTTATGATCAGTAAGATTCTTGTAATTTGTCCGCTGCGTGTGAGTGCTGTTTGGGCTGCGGAAATATGCAAGTGGGAACACCTGTCTATGTTGGCCTATTCTGTAGCGGTCGGGACCGAAAGGGAACGTAAAGCAGCGTTCATGAAGCAGGCAGATATTTACATCATCAACAGGGAGAACGTTCACTGGTTGATCGAGGACAGCGGCGTTCCATTCGATTTCGATACACTGGTGATCGACGAACTGTCTTCCTTTAAAAACCACCAGACTAAACGGTTCCGGTCACTGATGAAGGTGCGACCAAAGGTCAAACGGGTGGTAGGTTTGACAGGTACCCCGACAAGCAACGGCCTCATGGACTTGTGGGCGGAATATCGGCTTCTGGATATGGGCCGGCGGCTCGGACGGTTTATCGGGCAGTACCGCACCGACTACTTCGTCCCCGATAAACGCAACGGACAGGTGATCTTCAGCTACAAGCCGCTGCCGGATGCCGAAAAGCGGATCTATGACAAGATCGCCGACATTACGATCAGCATGAAGGCAACCGACCATCTGAACATGCCGGAGCTGATCAGCTGCGAATATGAAGTGCCTCTCTCAGATGAAGAGCGTCAGCGCTATGACGACCTGAAAAGCAACCTTGTGCTGCAGCTTCCGGACGGCGAAATCACTGCTGCAAACGCCGCGTCGCTATCGGGCAAATTGTGCCAGCTGGCAAACGGTGCGATCTACACCGATGATTGCGATACCATTACAATTCATGACCGCAAGCTGGACGCACTGGAGGATCTGATTGAAGCGTCAAACGGAAAACCGGTGCTGGTGGCGTACTGGTTCCGGCATGATTTGGCCCGGATTTCCGAGCGGCTCAACAAGCTGCACATTCCGTTTTCGCAGATCGACACTCCGGAAAGCATCCGAAGGTGGAACGCCGGCGAGCTGCCTGTGGCATTGGTGCATCCCGCCTCCGCTGGGCATGGCTTGAATCTGCAGAGCGGCGGCTCTGCGATCATATGGTTCGGGTTGACCTGGTCCTTAGAGCTCTATCAGCAGACCAACGCGCGCTTATGGCGACAGGGTCAAAGCGCCGAAACGGTTGTGATCCAGCATATCTTAGCAAAGGGAACCATCGACGAGCGGATATTGGGTGCACTTTCTGCCAAAGATCGTACGCAGTCAGCGTTGATTGCGGCGGTGAAGGCCGAGCTGAAAATCTGAGACAAACTACGACAAAATACGACAATCCGTGCCAATCCGAGTGAACTAAATAAATTCGGAGGTACGATTATGGAACCCTATGAGAATCTTGCAAGTGCCATTGTTCTTCAAGCGGTGAGGGATTATCGCGAAGCGCTGGCGAGGGCAGCTTCGCACTCTGCGAAGGATTGCTATCAGCGGAACAAAGCTGACCTTGAATGTTTCTTCCGCTCCGGCTGGTTCGGTGTCCTCACAAACCTTGATCCCGAGCTGTTGATCGGAAGGTTAAACCAGGAGGTGGTGGTATGACTGCAAAAGAATATCTTGGACAGGCTTACCGCCTCGATCAGCGCATCAATTCCAAGCTGGAGCAAATACGATCGTTGAATGAGCTGGCTGCCAAATGCACCTCGACCATCTCAGGCATGCCGAGAAGCCCAAGTCACTCCACCTCCACTATGGCAGAGGTCGTTGGAAAAATCGTTGATCTGCAAACTGAGATCGATGGTGATATTGGCTTCCTTGTAGACCTAAAGCGTGACATGGTCAGCACCATCAAAGCCGTACAGAACACAGAGTACCAGACGCTTCTGGAATTACGGTATCTTTGCTTCAAGACATGGGAGCAGATTGCCGTGGCGATGGGTTACAATGTGCGCCATGTGTACCGGCTTCATGATGAAGCGGTAAGCAGCATCTACATTCCAGAAACATGTCAGAGAATGTCACTGGTTGACATGCTACCTGTTGTGAGACAATAAAATTGCAAAAGATGGATCGAGGGCCTTCGCGAAAACGCGAGGGCCTTTTCCCTAGCCCGGGAGGAACAGGATGCCATACAAACCAAAGCGCCCGTGCTCCTATCCTGGCTGCGGAAGGTTGGTTGACGGTAGGTTCTGCGACGAGCACAGGCGGGTTGCTGAGCGTCAGTATAACCAGTACTTTCGTGACCCTGATGCCAACAAAAGATATGGGCGCGCGTGGAAGAAAATCCGTGCGCGATTTTTACTACAGAATCCGCTGTGCGCGCAGTGCCGCCGGGAGAGCAGGTTGACGCCGGCTCAGGAGGTGCATCACGTTGTGCCGCTGGCAAACGGTGGTTCGCATGACCAGGGTAACCTGCTCGCGCTTTGCAAAAGCTGCCACTCGAAGATCACGATCGGATGCAGCAACAAGAAATACAGATGATGCGCGCGAAACGATTTTGGCGGGGTATGCATATCTTGCACACAATTCAATTTGGTCAACGCGGTCGGGTCGCGTACACATTTTCGCGAAAGTTTTTAGGGGAATAGGCCAATAAGTTTTTTTCGGGAGGAAATGCACATGGGAAGACGAGGCCCGGCGGCCGGAAAGGGCGGCAGACCGCCGAAACCGCTGGCAGAAAAGGTGCTCGAGGGGAATCCGGGCAAGCGTAAGCTGACCGTGGTGGAGTTTCCGAACGCAGCTGAATTTCAGGGCGCGGAAATGCCACAACCGAGCGCGATGCTGTCTGCAGCGCAGAAGGACGGTACGATTTTACAGGCCAGCGAGATTTACAAAACGACATGGGCCTGGTTGGATGAGCGCGGCTGCGCTTCTCTGGTGTCTCCGCAGGTATTGG